AAACGCCCACTGCTGGTGAAATTAAAGCGGCTAATAAATCTAAAGCTAAACTTGTTTCTGCTCCCGTACTAGGTACAGGTTTATTAACAGGACAGGCACTGGCTCAAAACAACCAAGAGGAATAAAAAAGGGGCCACTTAAGGCCCCTTAGTTTTATCTACACTATTTCACACGCACCACCTACACACGCTAACTCTTGTGACCCTGTAGTATTATCCTCCATTTCAAAATACTCTAAATCACTCCACTTCACACCAACCGGCATTGCAGCTACTAACTCTTCATACTTTTCAGCGTCAATGTCCTCATAAGGAGCCTGCTGATATACATGATCGCTATACGGCAACAAACTAATACCACTACACAGATCAAAGTTATCCCATATCCATTGAGCTACCTGCAAGAACTCGTCATCCGTGTAGTACACAGTGATACTTGGCTTATGCTCGCACCAATGGTTCTGGTAAGCCTTCCAAAGTTCTAACTGCTGCATCGCCCCTACCTGATTCACTGTCACAGAAGACTCTGGAGCTTTTACTGGGAAGCTGAAAACCAAAGAAGCTTTGCTCATCAAGTCCTGCTCTACTGGGAAGCCAGCCGTTGACATAAACTGTGCAAGCGGGTCTTTCTTATCGCTACGAACTCTGCGAATGTAATGCTTAGAGAAGCGAGGATGGATACCGCTAGCAGAGTCAACAAGCTGAGATACAGTACCGCTAGGCTTAACACATGTAATAGCCGCAGACTGATTAATACCAAGTTTAGCAGCCCATTTCTCATTAGTTTTAACAGCAACGTCACGTATCTGTTCAAGCCATTTCTCCAAGTCTGGGGAATCACCTTTGCTCAACAAGTAATGATCCATAATACCTGTCATACTTACGCCAAGCAGAGCCTCTTCTTCTGTGTTCCTCTTCCATACATTCCGTAGATAGCGGAAGTCCGTCAGCGTAGCCTGTAGAGTACCGATGATGGCCGCTACTTCTGCCTTCTTCTTCAGTGTTGACAGGTCATCTTGAGGACGCACTACAATCTCTGACAGATTACAGAACTGATTACTACGCAGAATGATCTCAGAGCAAGGGTTAGTCCCAAAGTCATGCTCAGGATCTCGTCTACCATTACGCGCTGCGATCTTCTTAGCTGCTATGCGACTGAAGATACCACGCTCTCCTGCCTTAGACTCGTACATCGTCTGCATCTCTGCTAGGAAAGACTCGAAGTCTGGCTTCTCAGTGTACGCTACAGAGTTGTTAGCAAGCCTGCGTTGACCCTCAGTATCCCACCAGTTACCTGACTTAGCCTTAGCCATACGTGGGTCAGACAGGTTAGAGAGACTAATCAGTGCAGACCTACGCACACCGCCTACAACTACAATGTCAGCAATCTTACAGCAGATGTCATGGCACTCAATGCTGGTTAGCTTACGTCCTGCGGCCTTCTGGAAAATGCCCACACAGAAGTTGAACAGATCATCTAAAGGTTCAGGGCCAGAGGCTCGACCACCGAAGGTTTTAAGTCTAGCGCCTGCTCCTCTGATCTTGTGCATGTCCCACTTAGGTATCTTACCAGCATAAAGAAGACTAATAAGTTCTCTAAAGGCAGATGCCCAGCCTATCTTACTATCCGCTACAACAACGACAGTATCTGTAGGGTGGAAAGTCTCAGCAATCTCCGGGAGCTTGTTAATGAACGCTCTCTCTACACTGAAGCCCACACCTGTGCCGCACATAAGGACATACATTAGCTCATCAAAGCTTCGTGGTGAGTCAATATGTAGGTAGCTACAGTTGAACCCTGCTACGTTGTCCTTAGCTAGTGCAGGCCCTGCTGTCATCATGCAACGCATGGAGGGCATCACGTCCATCTCTAAGATAGCCTCTTTAAGCATGGTGTAGTCCTTGCCCTTCAGCTGACCACGGTCTTTAAAGAAGTCTACATAGCGTGTTACTGTCTCTTGCCAGTTCTCACGTCTGCCTTCCTCTGGCAACCAACGGGCATAGCGGCTCTTGTGTATAAACTGTTGGTACTGATCCATTACTTATTCTCCTTTATTACCATTTCTGTTAGTTTGTTTAAGTACCATCCAGCTTTCTGTAAGTCCTCTACCTGCTTGCCCTTGTAGTCATAGCGCCATAAGTACTTCATGCAGTTGCCTTTGAGGTACCCCTTGAATGCCGCACTAGACATAGACTCTTCGATAGCTTCAATGCACTCGACGTTGCCTGTGTTGTAGTGACTAGGGTTATTCACCGGGTCTAGTTCTTTAGCTTCCTCCGCAGCCATGTTAATATACGGCTCCATTGCTGGGTGTTTCTTACGTAGTGCATCCCACTGTGCCGGTGTTGCGTCGTTAATACTCATCGTCAAAATCCTCTTCTAATCTATCAAAATGTCTAAGTATTCTGTGTTCAAAAGCGTCTACTAAATCCACCGTAGTGATAGACAAGAGTTCACAAATTAAATCTTCATCGAGATGTTGAACAAGACGCTCCTTTAGTTCCTCCAGTGTTAGTGCCATTATACTTTCTTCCTTTTAATATAACGTGTCAGTTCTTTAGCCGTTGCAACAGTGAAGTGTTTAAAGCCTTCCTTGTCACACCACTCACCCATTGTAATCTTACCACCCTTGCGTACCTTCTTGCTGGGGTTTGACAACACAAAGATTAACTCCCACTCAGGCATTGAGTCTCTAATGGCCGTGTACTTTTGAGTATCCCCTACCCTGAAGAAGCCTTTACACTCGATAAGTACTGCCTTGTCTTCGTGTACGAAGTCCGGTAAGTATTTCTTATGTATAGTGTAGGACAGTCCGTATGGCTCAAAAAGGTACTGCCCGTCTAGCTTCTCTGACAAGTCCTTCTCTAGTCCTGATCTAAAAGCCCTCTTCATCTATTTTGATCTCCTGTACTCGTGGCTCGTTTACTACGTTTACTAAGTACTTTGGCCCGTAGGAGTACTTGAAGACTCTTAACTCTGGGTAACAATGGTCTTTGAACTGACAATAAGAGCAACCAATAGAGAGCTTTGAGTTTCCTGATTTGCCGTCCGGCACAGGTTGGTAACACCACTCCTTCGGTTCTGGCTGCTCTACTAGCTTTTTTATGTGCTTGACTCTTTCAGCTATATCTCCTTTTAGAGCCGCATACACAGGAGCTTGAGTATCCTCTAGGTCATACTTGAGGTAAGTCAAGTGGCCGTTAGCCTTGTCCATAGCCAACCAGCCAAACTGTGTTTCGCCTTCTGAATGAGCGTATGCCTTGATCTGATCTATGTAACCAAAGGGATCGTCAAAGGCCAGTGATCCGTCCTTAAACTTCTTGAATCCAAAACTGCTAGCAGACTTGACATCGGTCACAACGCCGTCTATCTTGCAGTCCATGTGACCTACAATACCCTCTACCTTGCAGACCTTCTGCTCGTCAGTGACAGTGTGTCCTGCCATACGTGTCAGAAACAACAACATCTCTTCAATCAGGTGACCGTACATAAACTTAATGTAGGTGTGTGGTTGTAGTTTCTCACCTTCTGTACCATTAACATGATTCCAGAGATACTTGTCGGTGCGGCCGATATTTGACAAGCGTAGCTTGCGGTTATCCTCTCGCTTCTTCCGACCAAACTCAGTACGCATCAGGGCTTTAACGCCTTCCCCGAACTTCTCTATCTCTGCCTCTACATCTACAGATGGGTCAGCGTCCTTGCTTTCCATCAGTGCGTAGATGTCCGCTACTACATTGTCCGTTGTTTTATTAGTACTCATGTATCACTTCCAGTATTAGTTCGTTTGCTATCGGGGGTGGCAACCTGAACCACTCGTTGATGTTGTCACATTCCTTTGCTAATCTTGTGTGTGCTGCTGACTCCGCTGCTCTCCTGTCATCTACCTCGTAGGAATAAACCAAGATGTAGTCTCTGAACGGTGAGGATGTTTGATAACTCTTAAGCCTGTCCTCTGAGTCTACTGCCATCCCTACCTTAACCCACTCAGGCCACGCAGGGTTAGTCATTACATATACATACCCTTCTTTGACTTGGTTGTACACTTCCTGTGTTTTCCAGCCAAATAGTTTAGCCAACAGACTGGGTGACCTTTCCCCTCTCTTAATCCTATTCTCTACTCTGCGTATGTCATAACATGTCTTACATTTGTAATGCTTCTTAGCTACAAAGGACTCATACCAGTTGTCTTGCGTTAAAGGTACTGAGCAGCTGATACACTCCTTATCAATGGGTGTCTGCCCAGCTTCGTCCGACTTTGTAATCTCCTGCAAGGGGACAGTTGAGTTTGAAGTGGACTCCTGCTGCTTCAACACAGCTGACTGCAAGTCTTCCGAAAACCTCTGATTTCTTTTGTTCGACCTCTGTCTGGATTTCATCGTGTATGTTTCCTATTATGTTGTAGTCTATACCCCATATTGTAGCATATTCATGCAACAAACACAAGGCTTTCTTCATCACAATGGCACCTGCTGATTGTAACAAACTGTTTAGTGCCGCATGTTCTGATCGTATAAAGACCCGTCTCCTATCCAAGCCAAGAACATAGCCTCTTGTAGCTGCCACTCCAACTCGTTCTCGTAGTGTTCCAAGAGCAGGCGTATTTGATAGGAACTTTTCCTTAAGTCTTCGACCGTCCTTTGCATTTCCTCCAACGATACTTCCGATCTTAGCGTCACCGGCTCCATATAAAAAAGCGTAGATGAAAGTCTTTGCTTGATCTCGAGTGTCAAGGCCCGCAGCCAGCTGGTTTGCCGTGTGAATATCTCCGTTGAGAATTTCATTAGTATAGTCCTCGTCGTTCATATAGTGTGCTAACATTCTTAATTCTAGTCCTGAAGCGTCCATACCTACTAGATCGTAACCCTCCGGTACTGTCCACACATCACGACATTCCTTGCCGTAAGGTGAATAGACTGCTGGGACTTGACCCATGTTAGGGCTAGAGTGTGTCATACGTCCTGTAACAG